AGGCACTGCTTGGGAGGCTATCACATCAGCATAATGATGGGTCAACTCTACATTGCAATCGCACTAGTCACCTCTGCACTAGCCGAGCGCACGGTGACGTTTGCGTGGGACGCTACGCCCGATGCCGACTCATACACGTTATATGTCAACGGTGCGCCTGTAGGCACGACTGCTGCCACGCAGATCACCGTGCAGATTGCGGATGCTCGCACAGTAGTCAACGTCACCGCCAGTAACATCGTTGGTGAGTCTGAGCCGTCAGCAACGCTAGTCGTACCGGCTGCACCAAGCATCCCAAGAGGATTCAAAATTTCTAAAATCGTTCGCACCACAACAGCCACCCCAAAATAATGAATCCATTCGACCAGACCGACTTAGGCACGAAATTTTTGTATGGCATCGGTGCGCCGATCGCTGGGCTGATCGTCAACATTATACCCGCCGAGATCAATCCGTGGTTGCAGACCGTGGCGCTGATCACGGCAATCATCGTTTCGACTCTCAGCGCAATTTCTATCATACGCAAAAACCTAATGTAATGAACGCAATAATCGAAAAGCTAAAAGAAGAATCCACATGGCGCGGACTGATAGCCATCGCCATGGCCTGCGGACTGCAACTCGATCCCGAGCTGCAACAAAGCATCCTCGTTGTCGGCCTCGCGCTCATGGGAATCATCAACATCAAAGCAAAATGATCACGGACTCAGCACTACCCGGCATTTGGATTCTGATCGCGCTCGGTGCGATCGTGGCGCTGATATCGCTATGCTCGAGCTGCGCACCATCGAGCGGCGCGTTCGAGTTCATCAACGAGCATGGCCGCGTCCGGTACGAGCCGGTGACCGGCGCGATCGAGGTCGAGTATCACGCGACTAAATAGCCATGGTGCATTCCGAGATCGTGGCGCTACAGCGGCGCGTGGGAGCCGAGCCAGATGGATTCTGGGGGCCGAGGTCGATCGCTGCGTGCAAAGCTCGCATGCACGCTCTGATGCCGCATCCATCGCCATGGCCGCTACAGTCTCAGGCGGCGCTAATGGCATTTTATGGGCAGCCGGGCAACGAGGCTAACCTCGACAAAATCAAGTTCCCATTTCCGACCAGTTACACCGGCAAGCAGGTTGCCACCACCCGTGTTCACGAAGACTGCGCTCACTCGCTCATGCGGATTTTAGAGGACATAAAATCGCGGCACGGCAGCGATCAATCAATCATGCGGATTGCCAGTGACTTTGGTGGGTGTTTTAATTTCAGACAAAAGCGTGGCGGCGTCACATGGTCGCTTCATGCCTACGGCGCTGCGATCGACATTGCACCGGCGACCAATGCGTTTCGCGACTCGTGGCCGATGCGGTCTAACATGCCGCTCGAGATCATCGAGTGTTTTTACAGGCAGGGATGGATTTCAGCGGCGGTCGAGTGGGGCTACGACGCCCAGCATTTTCAAGCTACGCAGTAGTTTTTAAGGCAAAAGGGAAAATTATTTTTACCCTGCATCCCTCGTAGAATATAGGATTGTGGCGATTGCGTAAAAATAAATGAAGAAATGTCTTTTCATTTCATTAGGCATCGCCTAGGGTCTTCTCAGTTGCAAGACGCAACGCTAACAACAATACCAACCATGAAAATCAACACCATCACCGGCGGCAAAAACGGATTTACCGAGGCTATCCACGAGGCATTCGTGTCCAACGCCCACAACCCGACAATTCGATACAGCGACGCTCGTGGATTTCACGTCGAGAGCGGACTCAACCCAGCCGATGACGATGTCGTCTGGTCGGCGCTAGCCTACTACAGCCTCAACAACGGTGGAGCGCGTAGCATTAAGCCTAGCGACTACCCAGAAATCCGCATGGACATCCTCGACCTGCTCGACGCATGAAATACATCCTCGCAGCCTTTGTCGGAATTAACATCACAATCTGGCTGGTCGTGCTAGTCATGTATCAGCAATGAACCATCAATCTATGATTAAATTCTACCAGCGCCGCAAGCGCCGCCAACGCCTCAACCGCCTCGGCTGGTTGACGCTGGCAATGGCAACCATCACAGTCGCAGCAATCACAATCTACATCATCTCATGACCACTATTGTAACCATCATCCGCGAGATCGAGATCGACGTTGAGGTGCAGTACACACCAGCCGTGGCTGCGACCTACTGGCAGCCGCCAGAGCATGCGGAGGTTGAGATTCTAGATGCTCGATCAGCATTCGACGGGCTGTCGATTTACCTCACCGAATGCGAGGTCGAGCAAGTGCGCTGCATGGTTCTTGAAAGCCCACCTGAGCGCGACTGCGACTGTGATTAAATTCTCCTCCAATAAACCAATAAAACAAAATGAAACTAAGCGAAAAAAGAAACAGCAACTTCACTCCACATCCAGAAACTGATGGCCCGATCAAGGCTGTCTTGGTGGACATCACGGAATTGAAAAAGCGCATGACACAATACGGCGAGAAAGACGAGTTCCGCATGGTCTATGAAACTGAGGCCATGGACACCGAGAACGACCGTCGCTTCTGCATCTGGAGCCGTGGCTATACTCCATCGTTGAACGAGAAGTCCGCGCTACGCAAAGACCTTAAAAAGATGATGGGCCGTGACCTCACTGCCAACGAGCTGGACGAGTTCGATCTTGAAGACCTGATCGGTCACGGGATCAAGCTCATCATCCAGCACGAGCATAAGGACGACAAGACGTATGCCAACATCAGCTTCATGTCGCCTGACAAGGACAAGGCATTGAAAGCGAGTGGCAAATACATCCGCATCCGCGACCGCGAGGATGGATCAAAGCAGCCGGAGACGAAGGAACAGTCGCTGAGCGGCTGGGAGTCGGTCACCGTCCACATCGGCAAATACAAGGGGAAATCCCTTGGATCGGTCGATGAGGCAGGCGTGGCCGCGCTCATCGACAACTGGCTGCCCAAGGCTAAGGCAGACGCTAAACCAGCAGACGCGGCACTGGTCAACGGTTTGATCGAGCTGCAGGCACTACTCGGCGACGAGCCGCAATACTAACAATTTCTGTTCGGGACAGAAGACAAGGGCACAATGCACTGCCTCACCTTGCGCAAGCGAGGTGGGGTTTTCTGGGCGAGACTACTAACCTTATGACAATCGCCGAACACATCGCTGCCAAAAAAAATACTGCCAAACATATGAATACACAAATTGAAATAATCACTCCAGGAATTGCTAAAACATACCTAACTTATCTTCCTAGTTTTCAAAGGAAAGTAAGAAACCAATGGGTAGATTCATTAAGTAAAATGATAAAAGAAGGTTCATTTCTTCTTACACATCAAGGCATCGCTTTTGACGTATTAGGCAATTTAATTGACGGGCAGCATCGACTATTAGCGATTATTCAATCTGGATTCCACGTTGAAATGATGGTGACTCGCAATGTGTCCGATCAAGCGTGGCACGGAACAGACCAAGGAGTTACTAGGAAAGTCCAAGAGTTTACAACATTGAGTAAGAGAGTAGGTGAAACATGTCGTTTTATTGCTAAGTTGTTATTCTCTGAATCAAGACCTTCTGCTGCATTGCTAGAAAAGCTTGGTGGTTCAAAATTAGGCAAAAAAATTGATGAGATATACCAATTTACGCCAACCCAAAGGAAATATTACAGTCAGTCTCCAATGCTAGCTATGGCTGCACTACATGCGTGTGTTAATGGTGGAGATTACGCAAAAAATCAATATAGAGCATTAGTATTGCAGGATTATGATTCAATGTCTGCTAGCGCTAAGGCTTTATGTAGGCAGGTTAATTCTAACCTAGCAAAATCATCAGGCGCAGATCTTATTGGTAGAGCATTTAAGGTTTTTGATATTAACAGGCAAGATCTGACTAGAATATCAATAACAGATGATGAGATGAAGACGATCATGTCAGAAATCCGATTTTTTGCTGAGCCATTGATTGAACAGGCTTAATAAAATAACAATAACTGACTATGACCATCGCCGAAATCATCGCCGCCAAACAATCCGCAGCCAAACCTAGACAAACCCTAGACAAACCCTATGCAGTAGTCGCCGACCCTATGCTCGAGGCAGCGATCAACCGGATCGACCCTCCATCGCTGGGAAAGCGCCGTGCGGGGCTGATATTGAGCATCAAGACCCCGCCGCCGACAGCCGAGGTGAGCGAGAAGGCACACGACGCTGCGCTGAGGAGTCTTTCGAGGTCGGAAGGGGAGGCAATACCCATGACACCGTGCAACGCCGACAAGGAGGTCACAACGTGGCACGAAGCTCTGAATGCATTCGAGTCGCAGCTCTGCGTGATGCGCGATCGCATGGATTCGGACGTGGTCTGGCTGGCGGTGCGACCGGATCGCCGCGACCTTCCGCCGATTCTGCTGTGCCGGTTGCCATGGACGCTCTGGGACTACCCGACCACTCCGACCGAGGAGGAGCCATATTAAGCATCTCCGAGCGCCTCGCAGCCAACGCCAGAAAACTCCGCGAGAAGACCTGTCCACCAGACCACTGCGAACACTGCTACCGACACGCCTGCCGCCTATTATTGATCGGTTGCTGCATATGCACCGGCGGGGTAAATCTCAGCAAAAAGAATTTTTTCCCTACAACTACAACACCATGATAACAAAAACGACAGATACAGAAACCACAGCTCTCATCCTCGCCGGTGATGGCTACCAACTGACCATCGCACCGGAGGCCGAGGAGCGGAAGCTCGAGCTGCTAGTCCAGGCGGCGACCATCACCGAGGTGACTACCAACGACGAGAGCGCCGACGCTCAGTTCGTTTCGCGCCGACTCGCTGCAATGCGGATCGAGGTTGAGAAGTCACGCAAGCTCGTCAAGGAGCCGGTCAACCGGATCGGCAAACTCATCGACTCAACCGCCAACAACTTCATGGCAGCCATCGAGGCCGAGGAGAAGCGCATCACCCGGATCGTCGGCGACCATGCCGAGGAGGTTGCTCGACTCAAGCGCGAGAAAGAACGTGCCGAGGCACAGGCATTCGCCGAGGCTCGTGCAGCTCGTGAGGCTGCTCAGGCATTCGCTGCGGCTGCTGACAGCACTGGTCACATCCGCGACATCCTCGCAGCCAAACAAGCTGAGCGAGACCGCCTAGAGGCTGCAGCACAACGCATGCTGGCAAGTGACGAGCTAGCATCGACCAAAGTCGCCGAGGGCGTGAGATTCGCGTGGGACTTCGACATCGTCGACATCAACATGCTCTACCTGCGCGACCGCTCGCTGGTCGAGATCACACCGCGACGTGCAGCTATCTTAGCACTGATTCGCGGCTGCGCTGAGTCGGGCCGCGACCCAGTCGATGTGTTCGCAGCACTCGGCATCCATGCATTTCAAAAACCAGTAGTATCGAGCCGATGACTAACACACCAGAAACGAACGAGCTGAGAGATGATATTTGGGCAAGCGTTTATATAGAGGGACAAGACTTTATGCAGATGCTCGAACACGCACGCAGACTAGAACGCGAGCGGGACAAGCTGGCGGAGGTGCTGCGGAGTAGCGCACCATCTGCATTGACAATAGATTGGCAGGCTGGCCCGTATCCAGACACGATGCGAGTCGTGCTGGCGACTGACGGCGAGAATATCTATGTGGCGACCTATACCAAGGACGACGGATGGCAGGATGCACATACATGCGAGGACATCGACTACTACATCACCTACTGGGCTGAGATGCCAGCACTCCCACAAGTATGACAGCCTGTATGCAACTTGAACTTTTTGAACCAGAAAAAGTTGATCAATACGCTCACCTTTACGATCATTGGAAAAATGATCTGATTGAATGGCCTAGAGAGATTTTTCATTACCGTCATCAACGCTATACCACCGGATGGTCGATGGCATCATCTGGATACATGTACGCCAGAATGCTTTACCGATGTGGAAAAATTACCCGAATGGCTTTACGTCGTTACTGGAAATTCAACCAACGTGTCACTCGCTGGAATATTAACGATAAAATAGCATGAGAGAATCCACCATCGAGCAGGCAGTCTGCGCCTATGCCAAGAGCAAGGGCTGCCTGTCACTTAAGTTGTCTGGGCAGAATCAGAAGGGACAGCCTGACCGCATGTTCCTATACCAAGGCCGCATCATGTTCATC